AGCTCGTCAATAACTACGAGGGGAAGACGGTCGCCGATGTCTATCCGGCCTCAGCACAATTCTCCTATTACATTCCTTCGCCTGGCGACGAGATGAACCTGCTCATCAAGGCCGGCGAAGATATCGACGTCGGAGATGTCCTCACGGTCGAGGGTGGTGGTTCTGGTCTCTTCGTCGAGGCCGCGGGGACGGAAGCGAAGCAACTGGTCGAGGCAATGGAAGACAGTGGTGGGGCTCTGGCTGCCAACGCTCTTTGCCGCTGCCGCGTCCTGTAAGACGGACGGCGGACTCGGACTCGGAGTTCTGTTGAGAGACAGGACTTGACTGAATAATTTCTTTTGAGGAGGGAAAACGAATGGTGATGGTAAAACCTGCTACGATTGACGGGTATGTTCTGAACAACGTGGCTCATGGCACGATTGCTCAGAAGCTCTTGGCGACGGACGGGAATCCCTGTGTCCTGCGTCCTTATGTGGGCGACGATGGAAGGACTAACTACATCGACGTTCCGGTTAAGAACAAGGACGGGACGCAGGGGTGGAAGGCCCAACGGGTTCAGAACGCGGCCGCCGTCCTCCGGAGGGATGAGTGGGATCTCTTTGATAAGGCAGTTACGCAGAATGCCAAGCCCCCGATGAAAGCCGTGAACGATCTCCGGCAGGCGGGGCTCGTCTACAATCTGCCGAACGGATGGGCAAATACGACTCTGCAGTGGTCTACTATCTCGGGTATCAACCCGGCGCAGATGTCGATGAGTGGGCGCATTCAGCAGCGGCGGGATCAGGTCCACTATGAGATGGATGGTATTCCTTTGCCGATCATCTCATACGGATTTGAGCTGGATGCTCGTTTCCTCGCCATCACGCGAAAGACGGGGGCTCCGCTCGATACGACGATGGCAGAGCTCGCGGGAGAGCAGGTGGGTATCCTGGCGGAGAAGTTGCTGCTGGGCGTCGAGAGTTGGGGCTCCTTTGCGGGCTTCTCTCTCGTCGGCTATACGTCCCATGCTGACCGAATGCTGAAGTCCTTGACAAGTCCGGCCACGGCCGATCCGATGACCGTCGTTCATGAAGTCATCGCGATGGTTCAGCAGGCGCAGGACAACTACCACTACGGGCCTTTCTGGCTCTACTACTCGCCGGGGTATTCCCAGTATCTCAGTCGGGACTATGCCTCCTCGACCTATTATGGAACGGGGACGGCGACAGGTCGGACGGTCAAAGAACGTATCCTGCAAATCGACCAAATCACGAAATGCGAGATGCTCAGCTACCTGCCCGATCACACCTTGCTGCTGGTCGAGCCGAAGCAGAGGACCGTACGGCTCGTGATTGGCATGGAAGTCACGACCTTGCAGTGGGAGACCGACGGCGGCATGGGAATCAACTTTCTTGTGATGGCCATCATTCTCCCCAATATCCGGTCGGACAACAACGACAAGATGGGTCTCCTTCACGGGTCGGTGTAGGAGTTTCGTTGCGCCTGGGAGGGCCGTTGTTTAGCCTGCAGCGGTCTTCCCCTGTTTCTCGTTTCGTTTTCAAAACCAAGTAGTTCAGGGGAATCGAATCATGCCTCATTTCAAGATGATTGGTGGTGGGAGCTACCAAGCAGCGGACGGGGAAGTCTATGCGAGGGAGTCTCCGCCCTTCTTCTCTTCCGATGAGTTGGATAAGACCTTTGTGAACGCCTTCGAGCGGGTTGAAGGACCTCAACCGAGGATCACGAAGGTCAAAGGGGCTTCTGCTCCGACCGACGAGGAAGAAGAGGACGAAGAGGAAGAGGCCGACGAATCGGCGAAGAAGGCCAAGAGGAAGACCCCTGCGAAAAAGGTCTCCTCAAGTTTGGGAAAGGACGTCAGCGAACAGTTCCCTCTCGCCGAGGAGAACGATCTCATGGTCGTTTCGGCGAGTGGGAAGTTCATCATTGTCGAGAAGGAGTTTCCCGACAAGGCGGTGAGTCCCAAGCTGACGAAGAAGAGCATCGACGGCTGGATCGAAACCTATCTGAGCGAGTGATTCCATGACCGTCCGCACCACATCCGCTGCTGTTCAGGAGCTCCTGAAGGATCACTATACTTCAGGAGATGATCTCACTTCACGGATTGTGGTGGCGAATCACTTGACTACTAAAGTTTGCACTTCATCTTCCTATGATGAAGTGGACTTGGAGATAATCGAAAGGTATCTAGCCGCTCATCTCTACGGACTTGATGTAAGGCAGCATGCTTCCGAAAGAGCAGATGTCGTCCAAAGACAATTTGCTGGGCAGCATGGACTGGGACTCAACTTTACGCAATGGGGACAGATGGCTAAGAGATTGGCCTATGACGGCGAATTGAATGCTCTTGATTCTGGGTCGTCGATGAGAACGGTCGGTCTCGATTGGCTAGGATCTACTCCTACGGACGATCACTTCGGCGAGGACTTTTGGAATGGACTCGTGGAGGGGTAGTCATGGGATGGATTGGTCGTCTAATCTCGAAGTCAGCTCAGACGGTGGTCTATTGGGCCCCCTTGCCTGGATCGGATAGCCAAGGGCGCCCTCTTTACGATACTCCTGTTGAGATCGATGCTCGTTGGCAGGATTCTGTGATCCTATTTATCAACCAGAAAGGAGAATCGCAGGCAAGCAAGGTCCAGGTGTTTCCGGTTGAGGATGACTTGGTTGTGAAGGGGTGGGTGTGGAGGGGGGCCAAGGCATCTATTCCTGCAGTCAATCTGCGGAGACCTTATAACATCGAGGGGGCGAGTGAGATCGCTGCTTGGCAGAAGATCCCTGACATTGTGAGGAAGGATTATCTGCGAAAGGCGATCGTATGAACCTCTGCGAAGTCAAGGGAGCGAAGAAGATGCTGTCAGACCTGCTGAAGCGATCGAAGCTTCATCGTAAGGCCGTTGCTGTGGGTTTAGGAGGTGGGGCTCTCTTCCTGCAGAGGGAAAGCCAAAAGATAGTTCCTGTTCAATTAGGGAACTTGAAGAATTCGGCCGGCTCCCGAGTAGAGATTTCCGCGGGTGGAAAGATCTCAGCGATTGTCTTCTATACGGCTGCTTATGCTGTCTTTGTTCATGAGAATCCGAACGCTGCTCATGGACGGGACTTCAATGCGAAGTATGCGAAAGAGATCAGCGCCGCCAAGGGGACGAAGAGCGGGACTGCCAGAGGAGGGATGTTCAATCGAGGACCGAACCAGCAGTACAAGTTTCTGGAGAGACCGGCAAGGGAGAAGCGGAAAGAAATAGTTTTGGTGGTCTATGCTTTGGCGAAAGGGGTTCTATGAATCACTCCCCTGCAAAGGTCCTCGCTGAAGCCATTATTTCTGCTTCACTGGGAAGTGATGTACATGACCATGCAGAGTGGCCGGTCGTTGATGAATTCATGCCAGACCTTCCCGATGGAATCATTGCTGTTTATAGCACCTCTGGTTTGGCAGGAACCAAGGGAATGAAGACAGGAGGGCGTTCGAGCAAGCCCGGTTTTGAGATCTTGGTACGAGCGATGGAGAATGACGACGCTTGGCAAAAGATCGAAGCCGTGTCGAATTGGTTGAGCAAGACTTTGAAGAGAACAGTAGTTTCAGTGGAGGAAATTTCTTACAGGATCGAATCTATCACATTGGTAGGAACGACCACCTTCATTGGATTAGAGACGGAGGGGAAGAGAAGACCCCTGTTTTCATTGAACGGACGAGTGACGATTTCTCAAATTTAGGAGGTAGGTCTCATGGCAGGAACGATGTTGAGCGACGGGTTTTCGACAACCATCACTCTGACCACGAGTGATTTGACTTTTATGGAAGAGACGAAGGTCAAGCCACCGGGTGTTGACGGGGGCGATCCGATTCCGCGGACGACGATGCTGAATACGGCGGTGAGGACACAGAAGCCTCCGAAGTTGAAGAGCTTCACTCCCGTCAAGGTCACGGCTCGCTACGACCCACAAATCCTTGCGGAAGCGATCACGGCTTGCAACATCAATCAGGAGATTGTCGTCACCCATCCCGACGGTCAGACTTGGACTTTCTGGGGTTGGTTGAAGAGTGCCGAGCCGAACGAGAACGAAGAAGGATCGGAAGTCACGATGGAGCTCGAGTTCATCCTCTCCAATCTGAACGCCTCGGATGTCGAAACCGCTCCGGTGAGGGCCGCGGCCGCCACCTAAGAATTGCTGAAGGAAGTCGTCTCTGGGTTGCCCCGTCCCGTCAGTAGCTTCGGTTGCTGGCGGGCGGGGTTATCTCAGAGATAGAGAGAAGTATTTCTGTTCTATAACCCAGAGGAGATTTGAATCATGGACAACGAGAACGAAGTAGTCGCCGAGGTAGTGAAGAAAAAGGAAGATCCCTGTCTCGACATCGACTTGGGCTTGGATACCTTCCCCGTCTTCCTCCGCGATCCGAAGACAGGCGAACGAAAGCCTTATGCTCTGCAGGAATTGGGTGGCCCCGACCGGGACTCCTACATGAACGATATCTCGGCGAGGATGCGCTACGATACCAAGGGCACTCCGTCGGGCATGAAGAATTTCACGAACTTCCAAGCAGGCGTCATCGCTCGTGGTCTCTTTGAAGCGGAGATCGAAGAAGACAAGGCAGTCGATCCTCTCACCGATGAAGAGAGTGTAGTCTATCG